CTACTACGGACAACCTACTAACTAACAATACATTTGACGAGAATACAAATGGGTGGACTCTTTCAGATTCTAATGTTAAGCGTGATAGTAATAGTTATCCTGATGCAGGCAACAGCCCAACTGTAAGATTTAATGGACAAACCAGCACCATATCACAACTGGTTGACCTAACTGGTATCGAGCAAGGCAAAGAAATAAAGTCGTATACCGTAAAGTACAACGGCTATGGTTGTGGTAATACTGCAACTGGTTGGTGTACTGCTGGTGGTGATGACACTATAGTAACTAACATTACCTTTACCGATGGCACAACCACCGAGATATCTAGTCATACTGTTGCTGTACCCTACGAAGATGGCTGGACTCATCATACCTTTACCAAGTCAATCAATGATACTTTCTTAACTGACAATGTAGCCATAGGCTTTGAGTTGTCAGGCATAGACACAGGAGACTCAAGTCATTGGCTAGGTCCAATCACTGATAACTATGAGTTAATGGTAACTTACCAGGATTATGTAGCACCTGTGGTTGAACCAGTTGTGGTTGAGCCTGTTGTCATTGAACCAATCGTTGTCATTGAGCCAGTCATAGAAGAAGTGGTGGTCGTTGAGCCAATCGTTGAACAAGTGATTGAACCTGTTGCTATCATTGAGGAGATTGTAGTCATAGAAGAAACCATGATTGGTGGGCTTGAGCTATCAACTGAGGTTACTTTAGATTTAATCCAAGAGATACGTGTTGAGATACCACAGATGGAAATCATTGAGATGCCACCTGACATGCCAGACATAGCAAACATCCAACCGATTGATACCATAGAGATTGAGATGCCAGAGATGAACATGGATATGGCAGAGCCTGTTGATACCATGAGTATTGATATGCCTGAGATGGTAGAGATGCCACCAGTAATCCAAGAAATTAAAATAGAAATGCCTGTTGACATGCCAGAGATAATTGAGGTAGAACCTATACAGGAGATACAAGAAATCCAGGTGCAGGACACACCACAACAACAACCAGAAATGGTGGAGACTACAAATGAAAGACAAGAAGAAAGTCCAGAAAATAAAGAACAAGCATCCCAAGAAATTGACTCCGGAACAACAGGAGAAATTGCATCAGGATCTGAGGGAGGTATTGAGACATCAAGTGAAAGCGGAAGCGACGTACGAGAGTCCAACGCTAGTCAAGAAGACAAAGGGGAGACCAAAGAAAGTACAGCCACTGCCGACCAAGGAGATGAGCCAAAAGAAACAACAACAGTTGCAACAACCAAAACTAAAACCAAAGAAAGTAGTGATGCCGGAACCAACAGCACTCAATCTAAATCTAAAACAAAGAGTAATGTTAAAGATGTCAAGCCTGTGGTTGCAGTCAAAAAAAATACTAGTAGACCTAAGGCTACGTTGCAAGTCAATACTGCAAAGCCTAAAGTTATAGAGCAACTACCATTACCGATTGCTTATTTGCAAATCATTACTGATTCTATTAGCATAGTAGACACAGTTAGTCTAAGACAGGAGCAGATATATGGAGGGGAGCAAGAGTATAACCTTAACACCAGCAGTATTACTATCGCTGGTCTTGACAATAATTCCAGCCGCAGGTGGAATAATCTACAAAATGAGCGCAAACGATTCAAAGCTCCAAAATACAGTAGACGAAGTAAAGAAGATTAGCACCAGGCTAGGTAAGATTAAGAAGGCTGATACCTCAGTCCTGTTAGATAGAATTGCAAAGCTAGAAGGAATTGTGGAAACACAATCAACTCAGCTTACAGAAATGAAAGATGAAATCTCAGAAATCTATGATGAGATATCAGAAGTGGAGGAGAGCATGACCTCCTGGAGTGAGAAAGAATTTGAAAAGCTATACAATGTTTTGAACGACAATCCGCTAGGGAGATAGCATGGGTATACCAATGGAACTACTATCGATGGGTGCATCAACTGTACTGGGTGGTATTCTAGGTATCATGGCTCAAGCCAGCAAAGACAAAGCCGAACAACAAAAGATGTTGATGGCAAGAGCAGACTTCCAATCCAAACAGTTTGACAAAGCACGTAACGTCACTGACCAATTCACTAAGAACACTAGAAGATACATTGCTTTGATGTGTGTCATGGCAATCATTGTGTTGCCAAAGCTCGCACCTTTCATTGATCCTAATCTAAATATCTATGTGGGTTATACGGAAGCAGTGTCCAAAGGCTTCTGGATATTCAGCAGCAGTACCGACATGACCCTATGGAAACCTTTGGATGGTCTGGTTATTACACCACTAGACACCCACGTAGTATCTAGTATCATAGGGTTATACTTTGGCGGGAGTTTAGTTAGACGATGACCTTAAAGAAACATCAGAACCCTAAGGGTGGCTTGAACGCAGCAGGCAGGAAACACTTTGGAGTGAAAGCACCTGTCAAAACAGGCACCAATCCAAGACGTGTATCTTTTGCAGCAAGGTTTGCTGGTATGAAAGGTGCTATGAAAGATGACAAGGGTCGACCTACACGTAAAGCATTGGCACTCAAAGCCTGGGGATTTGGTTCGGTGGAAGCTGCACGTAATTTTGCTAACAACAACAAGAAAAGCTAATGAAAGAACTAACCAAAAGACAACAAAGCACCATGAAGAAACACAAGAAGCATCACTCTGCTAAGCATTTAAATCTAATGGTAGCTGAGATGATGCGTGGTAAATCCTTTAGCGAAGCTCACAAGATAGCGCAAAAGAAAGTAGGCAAGTAATTATTTTTTACTAATAACTTTCCATCAAACGCTTGATTGTTACCGTCTTGGCTCGCATGCTCCTAGCTGGCTTAGCTTCTACGTACTTAGCTGGCTGCTCTTTGTAGTTACGAGTCGGTCTGGTTAACTTCACCAGTCCTGCATCATGCGTTATAATACCTGCTTCGGCATCACCCAAGGCAGCAATCATTTTCATTTGACTGGCTTCCTTCTTAGCTGTCAGTTCTTTGATCTGCGTGACATAAGATTCATACTGCTCAACTTCATCGATGGTTTCTTTAGGCAAATCAATTTGATCTTGTACGATATCAGGGTACTTGCTTGCCATGCTGTCCACATCATGCGGGTCGTACTCAGTACCATCTTCTAAGTGTTGGTACAAAGTCAAGGCTTTTTCTTTGATAGCAGCTTGAATTTTTTTGTCAGTTTTTACCACAAAGACTCGCAGGTCATTGCCATTAAACAGACAACCCACGATACCAAACTTAGCTTCGGCTATCAGCATCTGTAATTGTAACTGCAAGTAACCACGACCATGATCTACGGTCATACACTCAATGCTGTCGTATGGTTTGAACTGCATGTTCTTGACCTCAATCGGCACTGGACCTAGCAAAGTTATTGGCTTGTTGTCTGGCGTATAGATGCTACGGTCTGCTGGCGTAATGACCTTAGCTTTGGTAGCGTAGTACATGCCATCCAATGAAGCATACACATCCCATGGTTTGCGGTCGGCACCCATGCCTATCTCTATGGACATCACTTCGGTCACTGGATAATTAAGCTGAATGTCTAGGCGCTCAGCAATCAAGTGCATGATACTTTCTTCTAAAAAATTACCCATGTCCATACGTTCTTTTACTTTGACATCAAAATTTTCTTCCTCTTTGGTACCGTTGCTGGCTGCTCGCAGTATCGCTAACACTTTGTGTGGTCGGTCATACAACATAGGAATCAAACTTGCTGACAGCTTATCATCTGGACTTAACTTACCAAAACCTTTCATAAAATCTCCTTAAAATTTATTTTCATTTTTTTCTGTTGGCTCTTTCAACCACAACCACTGGCTGGAACGAGCGTTCCCTGCGTAACAGATTTGATTGGTGGCAATAAGCCGTTCAATCACCCTGGTAAACGCTTTACTTTTGGTGTTGCCAGTACCTGAGAACATGTCTAACGTCTGCTCACGTAGGCGTGAGCGGCTTAACACAACTTGTCCTTCAGGTACATCAGCGTGCTTCTTCATCACCCCTTCACTGCCTAATAAGGCAGCACAGGCTGCTAACATTTCATCATCCATACTAACCTTAATTGGATTGTCATCCAACACTGGCACCAATGAGGTACCGCCTAAGAAACTTACCTCGTGCATGGTAAACTGACGCTGTTCAAACGGTGGTGCATCCTTCTGTTTGTCGCACGTTACCGTCATCACCATCTCTTGCTTGGCTATCTCAAGACTGGTGTCCATGGCAGCATAGATACTGGAGCTACCTCTGGCACCTAGACTTGCGTTCTTACCAGTGTGATGCACAATCAAAATGGTACAACCCGTATGGATTCTAATGCGATCTAGATTGTTGACAAACTTAGACATGTCGGAAGCTGAGTTCTCCTCACCACTGTTGC